ACTTCCAAGTCTCGGCTGGTGCAGACTCACATGAAGCGCATTTTGAGATTAGATGGGACCGTAACAGGTTCCGTCTGACTGAAACAATCTACATGAAACTAATACAATATTACATTCGTAATATTGCTTGTTCATATCTACTGCTTTAATCAAAACGAAGTGTAAGTAGTTTGAGCGTTTAGCGAAAACTTATATCTACGAAGTAGATATACTAACGATAAATATAATTGACAGCTATATGGAAATGGTTATGAAAGTTACACAAATAATTGCAGAAAAACAACATGAAGGTTCTAAAGGACAATTCAAAGCAAAAGCACCAATGCCTAAAAAAATGAAGGCAGGAACTACTAAGAATATTAGTAGAGATAAATTAGTTGGCGAAGCTCCATTTAGTGATTTAGGTACTGGTCTTAAAAAGCTAGGAGCTAAAACTGCTGCTAAACTAGGTGCAAAAAGTACTGCTGCAAGTATGGCAGGTGATGTTGATAGAAAAGAAAAAACTAATTTAATTTATCGACGTTGGTTAAGTGCTGCTGCTTCTGCTAAAATAGATAAAAATAGAGTTGACGCTCAGACACTTGCAAATTTTATGGCTAAACAAGGATTACCTACAGAGCTGTTAAAGACTATTGAAAAAGATTTATCTGATAAACAAGTACAAACTATTATTTCAAAATCAGTGTCTCAAAGTAATCATCCTAATGCTGGTAAAACAATGCCAACTGATAAAAGTCCTAATGCTAAAGTAAAAATTTCCCCCCAAGTGCAACAACAAATAGATGCACTAAGTCCTAAACAGAAAAAAGAATTGGCAGCATTGTTATGAAGTTACAAGAAGTTACATTACAAAAGAAATTAAGTACTCCTCAAATTCAATTAGTTTTCCAAACTGCTGCTAAGGTTGCAGCTGAAAGCGGAGCAAATAAAACTGCACTAGGCAAAGTAGTTGACAGAAAAGAATCTATAGAACAAGCATATGAAGTTTATTTACAAGAAGGACCGTTTGGTAATATTGCAAGTAAAGCAGCAGGACTAATGAAAACTGGTGTAGACAAAGCGAAAGCAGGAGCTCAAGCAGTTGCAGCTAAAACTGCTCCAATGCGAAAAGAACTAGGTAACAAAATTACACAGAAAAAATTAATGACTGCATGGAATAACTTAGGACGTCCTAAAGACGTTGGCAGTATATACGATATATTATACGATGCAGGATTAGACAAAGATTTAATACAAGCTATTTCTGTACAAAGTAATGTAAAATTACAAAAAGATCCTAAACCAGAAAATATTGATCTTAAAAAATTAGCTGCTGAAATAAAAGCAGCTGGAATAAATGATGTTATAAAAACACAATTAGTTAAGCCAAAAGTACGAGCAACAGGAAATCCAAAGCAACCATTTAAACCAGCACCTTAAAAATAAGGCATTTGTGTTTTTTTAGTTACTTCAAAATTTTCTTTAACCAGTTCGCCAATTATTTCTCTTTCTTCGGATCCTAACGCAAACGCTTCATCTATACTTAAACCTCCACGCATTAACCAACTTAATTTAAACAATTCTAATTTTATATTCTTAGATTGATTTTCCATATTCTTAACTTCTGCAAGAATACGATCAATTGGCCATGTTAGAATCCTTATACGAAAAAATTTGCTGCATCCAATACTATTGGAAGGTCAAACTCTTTTGGAGCACCTGCTTTTTGTTGTTCCTCATCAGTTGTAATCTTTACTGGTTGAATATCAAACTTAGCTTTTTCAGTTTCCATATGCTCCATAATTGCATTATAAAACTTTGTATCTGCATTGTTTATAAACTCTTGTATATGTAAAGGATTTACTACTGTAGATTCTTCAACTTCAATTTTTTCAATACCTTGCGAAACAACTCCAACTGTTAATGCTGTTAATTTTTGAAAACTTTTAGAAAACAAATCAATTTTTTGTTCGTCTGACATGTTTTCATCATTAACAATACTAAAAATACGTTGTTCTTCAAATGTTTTAATAGCATTTTTTGTAAACGTTTTGTAGTTTAACGGCTTTAAATGAATTGCCATATCGTTTACATATACAACATTATTATAATCTATATTTTGAAAATTATCTAAAACTCTACGTAAATCAACAGTGTAAGTAGTTTCTATTTCTGTGTTAGGTATAGTTACTGTCATATCCATTGTTTCACCTATACTTGCAATACGTATTGCAGTTAGTACAGCGTCAAGATCAATGCTAGGCATTGCCCATGCATTTTTTATATTTGGAATACAACTTTGAATTACATCAACTGTTGCCTGTCCATTTAATAATGCATCAGGAGTTTTCATTGATAGTTCATCTCGTGCTGTCATTGCAAATACAGGATATTCACCTGTCTCAGTTTTTTCTAGAGCACCAGGATCATAAAATCTTCCGTTACTTGGTAATTTTATATAGATTTTAGGTTGTCTAAAGTATTTTCCTAAAGGATTTTGGTTAGTTTTTTCCACCACTTTTTACTCCGCATAAATACATGTATATAGTAGTATGTATCTCTATTATTTATATGCACAGTTAATGGGTTGAGTTAATATATGGCTGAAGATGAAGTAATTATCTCCAATGTTGGAAAAGACGGCGTTGCGTCCGAAGTTACACTTCAGCGACTCGTTTCTGCTTTTGAAAAAGCTAAGTCACTTGATACTAAAGGTAAAAAGAATTTAGAGGCCCTAGCAAAAGCAGCTAAAGATAGTACAGGAAAGTTTAAAACATTTTCTGACGAGATTGAAAAAACTACAACTATTATGGAAGATGTAGGAAAGGTTTTAAAGAAAACCTTTACAATTGAAAATTTTGGCAAAGCCTTAGGTGCTGCTGCTGGTGTTACAACAAACTTTGTAAAAGAACTTGCTACAGGTGGAGACGAATTAGGAGACTTTGCACAGCATATTCCTATTATAGGTGGCAGTTTAGGAATGCTTACTGGATTCTTACAAGATAGTTTAGATACGTTTAGATCACTATCAGATGTTGGTGCTGGATTCGGCAATGATTTATTAGAATTGCGTAAAGTAGCAGCAAGTGCAGGGTTACCTTTAGATATGTTTGGAAGCCTAGTTTTACAAAATGCAGATAATATGCGTTTATTGGGTAATACTACATCTCAAGGTGCAACAGTGTTTGCAAAACTTGCTAAAGATATGAGATCAGGTGATATAGGTAGACGTCTGTTAAACATGGGTTTTACTACTGAAGAACTAACTGAAGGATTAGGAAACTACATTGACTTACAAGCAAGACTAGGTCGTGCAGGTCAAATGAGTAATGCACAACTTGTACAAGGATCACAGACATATCTAACAGAATTAGATAGACTTGCTCGTGTAACTGGACAATCAAGAAAAGCATTACAAGAAGAAATATCTGCAATGGCAGCAAAAAGTAATTTACAAGCTCTTGCAGATGCTATCGGTGGCACCGGCGGAGAAAACTTCTTAGCAGGTATGGCCGCAGCTAGAAAAATGCTACCTGGATTTGGCGATGCACTTGAAGATCTTGCTGATGGAGTTGCACAAACTCCTCTTGCTAAAAAATTAGCGTCATTAAGTCCAGCAGTTGCAGATGCAGCAGCAGCGTTTGGTAGAGGCGAAATAACACAAAATGAATTTTTTGATAGTTTAAAGAATGTTGGCGGACCGAGCCTGTTAGAAGTTGTTGATGGTTTCGATGCTACTACACGTTCACTATTGTTACAACAAGAAGGCTTTAGTGAACTGCTAGGTAGTGTTCATGAAATGCGCAAGTTTGTTGATATGGAGTTTGACCCTGCAGAAGCTGCTAAAGAACAAGCTAAAAGAAACAGAATAAACGACGGACTTAGTACATTCCAAGACAGCTTAATGAAAGTACGTCAAGAATTTGTTGATTTATTTGTAGAATCAGGTATGGCAGCTAAGTTATCTGAGTTACTAGTTACATTCTCAGAGCAATTATTAAGCTCAACACAGTACTTTGCAGATATGCTTACAAAGTTTTCAGAAGATCCTTTCGGTGCTATATTTGAAATGTTAGGTGATGGCCTTGGTAAAGTATGGGAAAACAAAGGTTTAGTTGGAGGCATAGTAGCCGGAATAGGTGCATTATTTGCTGCTAAAGCAGTTACAGGTGCATTAGCTGGTGCATTTAAATCTGCAATTGGCGGAACTGTATCTAATATAGCTGGTAAAATATTCAGTGGCGGAGATGCAGCAGGCGGTGGTAGTACACCTAAAGCACCAAAAGGAAAACCAGGAGCAGCTGGCGGCAGAGCAGGTGCACAAATTGGTAACTTTGTAGGACAAATGGGTGCAGGCGTAATGAAAGGCGCTGCTGCTGGTCTAAAAGCATTTGCTAATCCGCAGATATTAATCGGTGCTGGTATACTCGGAGGTGCTATTACAGCAGTTGGTGCCGGTATAGCAGGTGCTGCATGGTTATTAGGTAAATCATTACCTACGTTTGTTGACGGATTAAAATCATTTGAAGACATAGATGGAAACGCATTAATTAGTGCTGCTACAGGAATGTTAGCATTAAGTGCAGCAATGGCAGCATTTGGCGCAGGATCAGCCGTTGCAGGTCTAGGCGCAATGGTTGGGGGTATTACAGGTGCTATAGGAAAACTATTTGGTGCCGACGATCCTCTAGAACAATTAAAAACTTTTGCAGCAGCAAATATTGACGGAGCTAAAGTTAAAAATAACGCAGACGCAATGGTTGCATTTAGTAAAGCAATGGCAGCAGCAGGAGGAGCATCCGCAGCAGAAGGTCTTGGATCTTTAGTATCTGGTATTGCAGGTGGCATTGGAAGTTTATTCGGCGGCAAAGATAACAATGATATTTTTGCAGATATGGTTAAATTTGCAAGCTATGACATAGATACTGCAAAAGTTAAAACTAATGCAGAAGCAATGGTTGCATTTAGTACAGCAATGAATGTAGCATCTCTTAGTTCTGCAGGTGAAGGTCTAGGTACACTTGTAAGCGGAATAGCAGGCGGCATAGGTAAACTATTTGGAGCAGAAGATCCGCTAACGCAACTTACAAAGTTTTCTGTTCTAGAATTAGATACTGCAAGAATTAAAACAAATGCAGAAGCTATGTCAGCATTTAGCACTGCAATGTCGAGCGTTACTATGATGCCTGAAAAAGGAATTTTTGCAAGTATTGGTTCTGCAATATCAGGGTTCTTGGGAGTAAACACACCGTTTGATCAGTTGATTGCATTTGGCGCATTAAACATTGATAATGCAAAAGTTAAGTCAAATGCTGAAGCAATGGCATCATTTAGTGCAGCAATGAGTGGTGTTGTAATGATGCCTGAAAAGGGAATATTTTCAAGTTTCTCAAGTGCAATAAGCGGACTGTTTGGAACAGATACACCATTCGATCAATTAAAGGCATTTGGCGCTTTAGATCTAAATGCAAAAAATGTTAAGACAAATGCAGAAGCTATGTCGTCAATGAGTACTGCATTAAGTACTTTTACAGATATAGAAGGTGTAACAATAGATGCATACTTGGCACAAAGACTTACAGCTCTAGCAGAAGTACCTGATTTAACTACATTTGCAACATCAATAAATGCGTTAAGTAATGTAAGTATTGCTACAGGTGTAAATGCGTTGAATACACTTGACAATTCAAGTGTTATACAGTATACTGAAAGTATGACACAATTAGTAAAAGTTCTTAGTGAATTAAACGATGAACTTTCTAAAGATAATAAAGTTGGACTTGGAACAGGAACTAATGCTGGCGATGTTCTTGGTAAAATGGACAGTATCGGTGGCGGTGGTGGCGGTGGTTCACAAATGAACGCAGAACAGTTAAATCGGTTAAATACAACACTTGATGCCGTAAAGATGATATTAATGGAAAATAGAGATTACAATAAAGACACTGCAAAAGCACTTAAAGGTGGTGATCTACAATTGGGATTAGATTAGGATTGTAATATGAGTTGGAAGAAACATTTCACCCCTGTGCCTGTTGGCAACGGAAATAATGGAAATTACGGACCGCTAGGCGGACCAAGTAATGGAAGTCAACCAGGCCCGGCTCGTTCTAATTATTCCTCATACTTACCAGATGTGTATATTGGTACACCTAATCGTGTTGAACGTTACGGCCAATATAACACAATGGATTTAGATTCAGAAGTAAATGCAGCATTAGATATTCTTGCAGAGTTTTGCACACAAAAACATGATGAAACTCATTTAAGTTTTAATATGAATTTTAATACAAAAGCTACGAATAGCGAAATTACAATTCTAGAACAATATTTAAAACAGTGGACAAAATTACAAAGTTTTGAAACACGATTGTTTCGTATTGTGCGTAATGTTTTTAAGTATGGTGATGCATTTTTTGTTAGAGATCCAGAAACTAAGAAGTGGTTTCATGTTGACCCTGCAAATGTTGTAAGAATTATTGTAAACGAAAGTGAAGGAAAAACTCCAGAACAATATGTAATTAAAGATTTTAATTTAAACTTTAAAGACATGGTTGCTACAACTCCTTTCCAAACAAATACAAATAGTACAGGCCCGCAAGGAAATTATATAACCGGCGGTTCTAGAGGAATGACAGGAACTGTTAGTAAATCAACTGGAAGTAGATTTAACGAAGGCGAAGGCGAAGTATCAGTTAATGCAGAAAATGTTATACATCTTTCATTGTCGGAAGGATTAGATCAAAACTATCCGTTTGGTAATAGTTTATTAGAAACAATTTTTAAAGTATACAAGCAAAAAGAATTGCTTGAAGATGCGATTATCATCTATCGTGTCCAACGTGCGCCAGAGCGCAGAGTATTCTACGTTGATGTGGGTAACATGCCATCACACCTTGCGATGCAATTTGTTGAGCGTGTTAAAACGGAAATTCATCAAAGACGAATCCCATCCAAGACAGGTGGCGGAACTAATGTCATAGACTCAAGCTATAATCCACTGTCAATCAACGAAGACTACTTCTTTCCACAAACTGCTGAAGGTAGAGGATCAAAAGTTGAAACATTACCGGGCGGCACAAATTTAGGAGAAATTGACGATCTCAGATATTTTACTAATAAGCTCGTACGTGGTTTACGAATTCCTAGCAGTTATTTACCAACCGGGGCTGATGACTCAGCTAGTCAATACAATGACGGTAGAGTCGGAACAGCATATATTCAAGAATTAAGATTTAATGAATATTGCAAGCGTTTACAAGGACTAATTAACGAACAATTTAATCAAGAATTTAAACGTTACTTATTGGAAAAAGGTGTTAATGTTGATGTTGGAATGTTTGATTTAGAATTTCAACCTCCACAGAACTTTGCAGCATATAGACAAAGCGAAGTTGATAATGCACGTATTCCAACATTCCAAACAATGAGTGCTATTCCTTTTGTTAGTAATAGATTTGCAATGAAACGTTTCTTAGGAATGACTGATCAAGAAATTGCAGAAAACGAACGTCTAAGGCGTGAAGAAAATGAAGAAAACTTAGAAACTCCGGCAACAGATTCTAGCGGTGAAATGCGAGGCGCTGGAATTAGTAGTGCTGGCATTGAGGATGATCTTGGTGCAGGCGAAGAAGAAATTCCAGATACCGACGGAGCAATAGATGGAGGAGCCGGGGAAGGACCGTCGACGGTAACAGGAGATGACATTTCATCACCGCCGACAATGGACCAAACGGTATAAATACAGTATGATAATACGTGAACTATATTACTTTGATAAAGAAACACTAGAACCTAGTGACGAACCACATCTTGATTTAGAAAACGATGAATCTCAATTAGAAAAAGAAGATACTCGTAAAACACGACTATCATTGCGACAAATTAATAAAATGCGCAAAGCAAGTGATTATCATAACGACGAAAAAGTTAAAGAACTAGAATTTGTTCGTCAAATGTATGGCGTAGCTGCCAATGCTGAAGCAGCTATATAATTTTTAAAATATATAATATATGACTATTGCATTTGTTGTAGGTAACGGCGTAAGCCGATCTCCTATCGATCTTACAGAATTACAAAAACACGGACCTGTATATGCTTGCAATGCAGTGTATAGAGACTTTTCTCCTGATTATTTAATTGCAGTAGATCCTAAAATGGTTATTGAAATCTGTAATAACAATTATCAAATATACAATACTGTATGGACTAATCCAAATAAAAGATATTCTGATTTTAGACGCCTTAATTTTTTTAATCCTTCAAAAGGTTGGAGTAGTGGGCCGACTGCATTATGGTTGGCAAGTCAACACAACCACGAAACAATATATATTTTAGGTTTTGATTATCATGGTTTAGAAGATAATACTACAGTTAATAATATATTTTCAGGATCTAAAAATTACAAACCATCAGACGCAAAGGCAACATATTACGGAAATTGGGTTAAACAAACAAGAACTGTAATAACAAGTTATCAAGAAAAAACTTATATTCGTGTTATAGCACCATATAATTACAATCCAACACAACTAAATAATAGCAATTACAGAACACAAGATATATCAGTATTTCTTAAAAATCTTCAAAACGGCTCGTTTTGAGCCTATTTCTGTGTACTTTTCTTTCAATTGTGTAAATACTATTGACAGCCTAGCCATAGGTACATACATTTATAGGAGATTATAATGTCAGAAACAAATAAGTTCGAAGAAATGCTCGAGCGCCTTGTAAACGAAGATCGTGTAGGTGCTGAAGAGTTATTCCACGAGATTGTGGTAGAAAAATCAAGAGATATATATGAAAAGTTACTTTCAGAAGAAGCTGACGAAGAAGTTGAAGAAACAACTGATGAAGAAGTAGATGAAGCAACTGATGAAGAAGTAGACGAGTCAGATGACGAAGATCTAGATGAAGCAACTGATGAAGAAGTAGACGAGTCAGATGAAGACCTAGACGAAGCAGCTGACGAAGAAGTTGAAGAATTCATGGACATGGAACCAGCAATGGAAGCAGACCCAACAGACAATATGATGGGTGATCTAGCAGCTATGGCCGGTGACGACGAAGAAGGCGACGATATGGATGCAGACGGCGACGAAGGTGGAGCAGAAGCTGCACTTGACGACCTAGAAGCAGCATTAGACGCATTAAAAGATGAGTTTGCAGCAATGATGGGTGACGGCGGCGACGACGATG